AGAATTGACTTGGTCTTCCTGTCTGATCCTTATTGGGTATATGCAGGTAATCACTCCTGGACATTCGATCTAGCTGGAAGTCCACACTACTTCGACGAATAACTACTTCAAGCAGGTCAGTGTGTGTAGCATCAAGCGTATATGTCGCTGTGCCTGATGTAAGACTCACCGTCGCCTGCTTCACGGTCCACAGATTAAGACCACGATTGGCCCAGTCTGCGAACATAAGATTCAGAGATCGACGAGCCGTACGCGCGTCATAACCGGTGCGGACTTCAAGCCCGCACCGTTCGTACGCCTCTTCAATAATCTCTGCTACGTCGAGATCAAAATCTCTGGACCCAGAAGTCGCCATTTACTTCTTCTTCCGCATGGCCTTGCCGCGTTTTGCCATGACGGGCTTTTTCATCATCATTGACCCGCCGCCGCGCATGGCCTTTTTCTTCATGCCCATGCCACCGCGCATTTTACGCATTGGTTTTTTCATACCCGGCATATTCGATTCTCCTCTGCTTTCGCGTTTCGACCAGACGATGGTAATCCTCTGCGTCATAGTTAACATAGTAATCCAGACGCTCCAGCTTTGCACTAGCATTGTCTAGATCCGTAAGGCGTTGCACAAAGATCATGTTCAACCCCTTGTCCTTGAACGACAGCAGCCAGATATCAACACCTGTTGTAGCCAACCATCCGTTCAATGCGAAACAACCTGCCTCTAGGTCGTCGTAAGTGTACTTGTCTCCATAGTTGCCACAAACAACTACTTGGTATGTGTCGTCGAACGTGGCGATCTCCTCGTACACCGCGTCCCAAATGTCACCAACTTCTTCTCGCGTCTTAACCTTTTCGGCCAACCATGCGTTTCGAGCGAAAGGACAGAGCGCGTTGCCGTTTACAAACCCGTCCGGCTTGCATAACTCTTCAAAAATCCACGCTTCAAGAGTTTCTGCGAGTTGCATTGCGCGTCGGCATTGTCATGGCACCAGCAGCTTCCTTGCGCGGCGAACACATCACACCACCGTGCTTGAAAAATCCCATTTTTTTGACAGTCTCCGGAGATTCTTTTTTCAGTTTACGGAGACCTTCGCCTTTTGATCCCTGTGGAATTGGCTTCATTTCTTTTTCCTTCTCACGGCTTTCACACGCCGGGGCTTGCCGGCTGGTTGACCCAAACGCTTCTTCTGACTAATCCTGCTGCGCTTTTCAGCGGCTGTCATTTCGGACCCTGTCTTGGGGGTTTTAGACGAAACCCTTTTAGAGGGGCGACAATATGGAGTACCCCGTTTTTCACCCTTGCGACGCCCACACGGCTTACCAGTTCTCTGGTCCGTCCACTTTTCCTTGAACCATCTTTTGAGCGCAAGACCACTTTTTGTCTTTCTGACTGCCATTAAAGCCTACCTTGATGATGTAGAACCAATGCTACAATAGATCCAACCACAGCAAAACATAGAAGCAAGAACAAACCTATTATTGTGCCCTCGACAATTTTCTTGCGTTTAACTGACGCTGCTATCTCTGCCTCTTTCCTCGCGATCCTGGCTTTTGCCTGAAATCTTTGCCAATCGTGCCACAGTCCAGGACGGCCCGTATAAATCATAAGTTGTTTCAGTTGCTCTTCCTGATCTTTAATTTTCTCCAGAGCCATGAATTCTTCGAGATCGGAGCCACCACCCTTTTTCTGCGACTTGCGCTGTAGATCACTTTTCGCACCTACAAACTGTGCAATGGCACTGCCTGCTGAAGCAATGTCCTTGCCGTTCTGTACGGCTGTTTTGATGACAGCGAAGGCTGCATTTGCTGCGGCTAATTCTGCTAACATCAGTACACCCTCGTTGTCTCTTCATTGACTTGTTTCGGCACACAATAAGCAGTGATCTTGTTGCCCTGCTTGTGCAGCTTCTGCGCGAAATATGTGCATTCGTTTAGGTCGCGAAAGTACATATCCTTGCTTACAAGTCGTCTTTCATCTCCTATCCCAATGTATACAAACAACAGAAATGCATGGATCAAGACTGTGTGACTGCACCCTTGGTTCGTTTACGACGACCATTCATAATGGCGCCGCAACCACGAGCTACCGCAGTTCCCTTTACAGCTTTTCCTCGAAAAGCTCTTTTTGGTCGTTGATCCTCGATCCCCCCTGTTGCTCTCTTCTTTTTCTTTTTCTTACCTCCAGTGCCATAATTTGCGGCGCCGACTTTTCTACATTTGGCGATGGCCCCACTAGCATACGCCGACGGGAAGACTCGATATCGCGCCTTAACTTTGTGATAGCATGCATCTTTAGGCATTCCTTCGTTTCCTTTTACCAGCGCAATGCGCTCTCTCGCTGAATCCACGAGGGCGCTTGCAGTTCACTTTTGATTTGCGGGTCTTGCTCCACTTTCGTTTCTGCGGAGGCTTGGAAACCTGCTGCCGCATCGACCCTCGCGAGATTGCCATTGTCATTTCTCCTAATGAAATCTTCCCACAACGGCGTTAGCATGGCGTGATTCGATTCTACCTTGGCAGCAATCACAGCCGTGCGCTTATCAACCTCAATTAATGTACTGAGGATCCAAACCACAAGAGAAAGAGCCACGCCACCAACAGTATAAATAACGGTTTTCGCCAGCGTTTTTTCATCTAGCATTTCCACCTCCGCCGTGCCTGACGTAGCCGGCTGTTCGGATTCTTCGCAGCCTTGGGGAACTTTTTCATTTGACCAGCAGATCTGGCGCAGAACGACTTGCGTCGCTTGGCATCCTTGCTGCCCTTCTTAACTTTACCTGTGACTGCTGTTTTCAGCTTGCTGCCAGGGTTGGCACGTCGATATGCTTTCACCCCAGCATCAGTCATTCCCGCCCCAGATTTCGTGGGGCGGAAATTTTTTTTGTTTCTTGGCGGCATCTTTGACTTTTTGCGCGCCATACTTTTATCCAAAGAACGCAGTAATCGCGGAGATGTTTGTCAGAGTAACGTGGCAACCATCTTCGAAGATAATTCCATGATCTGGAATTGTAATCTGCGTATCGTCACCTGCTACAAAGGTCATGGTCAACAGAGTCGTGCCAGATCCGCCGCCACTCCTGAACACAGCAGCGGGACTTCCGCTGCCGGCACTTTGAATGACAAACGACTTGAGACGAGTTCTGCCGCCGATCAGTGAACCGGTCGAGGTTACTGTCTTGGCGATAATCGAACTAGCCATCTAACCCTCCTTTAGAATACGGAGTATTCTAGCTCAACGGTAAACCTACCAGCAGTGATGTCAGCGTTTACAGTGGTTGTCGCAGCAGCATAAAGATGCGTGCTTGCGATAGCCGCAGTTACGTTAGGAACAAAAATGTGATAGTTCCCGGCTGAATCGTTGAAGTTGACATCTATTTCAGTGATTGACTGAGTCGCACTTAGCTGCTCGTTGAAGGACGTGACTCCAGCACCCACGATTTCTGTGCCTGACGACACCGCTGCATTCGTAGCCGTGCCGCTGGTTGCACTCAACTGTAGGTTTCCAGCGAGAGTTTCACCCGCCGCCGTCGTGATGCCTATCAAAGCTCGGTGGATAAAAAACTTTGTGGGGGTAACAAGGCCGTCAGGTGCATCCGTGTTCAATGTTCCCAACTCTACGAGAACGTCACCGTCAGCGTAGGCCGTGCTGGCTGCATTGGTAGCAGCAAGAGAACCAGCGAAAGATTGAATCTTGCGTGTTCCCATGGAAACAAGCTGCCCGGTTGAGTTGACGGAAAAACCCGTCTCTGTAACTACACCGGTGGTGCTGCTTTCATTTATTACGTTAAAGCCGCCCTTGGACCGGACTGGGCCTGAAAAGGTTGTGTTTGCCATTTTGTACTCCTGTCGTGGCAAGTGTCAGACCCACAATAGGTCTGTCAGGTACCGGATCATAGTACCCGAAAAAAAAGGGGGCCGCAATCGCGGCCCCCAGTCGGGGAGGAACTTTCCCCTTCGTTACGCTCCGGGCGAACCGAATACGCAACGCGGGTCTGAAAAGCCGAACGAGTAACGCTCACGAGCCTTGAACCGCATGTTACCGGTGTCGAAATCCGGATCCATGTTGGTTGCCAGAGGCATACGCTCGAAGTGCTTGAGGCCGTTCGGAGCGTCCGTCTTGATGAAGAACGCATCCGTGTCGGTCAGGTAGTCGTTGACTACGTAACCTTCCGGCAGCATGCCCATGCTCTTCAGAGCATTGACATCGTTGTCGGCGGTTCCAACACGAAGGTTCGATACAAGGAGACGCTCGGCAATGAACTGAAGCTGACGCGGAATGATCAACTTCACACCGCGCAGTGCGATGACCAGACCACGCTCATCGACGAAGCCGGCGATGTTGATCAGTGCATCCTCTAGCGAGGTTTCGTTCAGGTCTGCCGCAGTGGACGGCTCGTTGGCGAAAGTGCCACCGCTGGTGAGCGGGTGCGAAGCATCACAGAGTGCTACACCATCGCCGCCGGCAGTTGCGCCTGCGGTGAAAGCGTTGTTAAGGACTGAAGCGGCCTTAACTTGCTTGGTGTGCGCCATCGAACGAGCGAGGGCACGGGTGTAGCGGGATGCCAGACGGTCGTAGAGGTTGTCCTCAACAGCTTCCTCGGTGATCGAGAAACCCATTGCGACGGTCTCGTGGGTATACCGTGCAGTATACGCCTCGTTTGCGTCATCGAACGAGATTCCAGCGCCTTCGTTTTTAACCGGTGCGGCACCGAAACCTGACAGCATAACCTCTTCTTCGAATGCTCTATCCGAGCCTTCGGTGTCGAAGATTTCAGCATGCTGACCCTCGTAGCGACCATATTCCATGCCAAAAAGGGCGTTGAGGCCAGGCTCAAGCTCTTTGGCGAGTTGTGCGCGAGAAATAGCCATAACTCACTACCCTCCTTACGAGATTGTGCCTTCAGCAGATCCGCCAGTGGCAGGTGCTGTAAGGGCATGGTTGTTGATCATCACAATCAGCGGAATACCGGCAGCGGTAAAGTCAGCGTTTTCCGGATCGTCGAGAATGCCTAAAATCTTCAGCGGGTGCGAAAGATCAGAAGCATCTACGGTCGATACGTCAAGCTGTGCTGTCGAGATACCAGTGGTTGTATTACCATTTGCTGCGCCTTTATTAGACTCAGCCGAGAACTCTGCGTTCTCGAAAATGGTGGTGATTGCGGTCGCTTTGTTGGTAAGAGTAGCGTCCGAACAGACAATGAACCGCTGCATCGGATTGTCGTACACATTCGCAATGATGTCGAAATCTGTGTTCGCACTGCCCGATCCAGGCCAAGTGTTCGAAAACTTCTTCTTACCGGTGGTCGCGTCTACGTACTCACAGCCAGCGAACACGCCGATAAGTTTCAAAGTATCACCGGAAGCAGAACTGGAGACAGCAATGGTGCCGTCGTTAGTTGCGATAACCGGAGAACCTTGAAAAATCGCGCCTGCATCTGACTTAATGTGATACGCATTAGTACCGGAAGTAGCTGGTGTGCTACCTGCGGTATTAATCGGCTTCATGCCGAAGGCAACATTTGAGTTTGCCATTGCTCTACCTCATAAGTTATTCGGAGGATTTGCCCCCGAAGGTTACACGACTTTGCCTATCGTTGTGGATAGGCATCGAGGGATGTTGTTCCCTCATAAGGTTTTCGTCAACGGAACGCATCTGATTGCGGGTCTGATCCCGATAATATTCAGTTCTCTCTTCGACCGTTTCCTCTGGAATCCGGCACAGCATCAAGCCGCCTACGCCGATAACTCCAGTATTCTTACCCTCTTCGATCACTGGATAGCGATCTGCAAGCTCGGGGTACTCGTCAGCACGTACCGGTTCCCACCCCTCGCGGAGCTTCGAGTGTACGTTGGTCTTGTCATCCTCACCACGAATGGCAGTTCTGACCCAACGATGCTGATAACCAGCCGGTGCTTCAGGTGCCTCTAACTTAGAAGGCGGGGTCCAGGGCTTACGCCGCTGAGTGGTTGCGCGAGTGGTTGCTTCGCGTGGTTTTCTATCAGCCATAACTTACTCCTTCACGTACTTGGCATATTCCTCGAGCGGAACATTCAATCGCTTCGCAATCGCAATCTGCGATGGAGTCAGTTTGACTGTTCTGCGCCCCTTTGGTGACGACGACTTTGACGCCGTTGACCCAGCAGAAGCGACTCTGGGTCCAGTATCGCGCTTCGTCTCCGCAAATTTATGCGGGAACTCCGTGCGAACACGTTTGTCAAGCTCACTATAATACTCATCGGATGCGGGGTCAAACCCCTCGTCCTCGATAAGCTGCCGATGAATACCAAAAGCGGCATACGTCATGGTTTGATCATTGCCAAACCATTCGTTTTTCTGCGCCCATGCTTCGGCCTTTGGATCTGGCTTGGCAGGTTGTTGTTCTTCTGCTGGAGCAGTAGGTTCAGGGCTAGGAGCAGGTTGCGTTTGTTTCTGCTCATTACGACGCTTGGCTTCTTCATACCGAGCTTGTTCCAGAGCGATGCGGCTAATGCGCTGCTGTGCCTCAAACATTTCATCCGCATTACCGTCTTCGTAAGCTTTGCGGTAGGCTTCCTTCGCGGCAGCAGCATCTGCCTCTACGCGGTTGCCGAACTCGCCTACATAGGACTGATCGAGCTTGTCAATGCGGGCACGAAGCTCTTCGTTCTGCTTCTTGACCGCCTCGGCGTAATCAATCGCGGCCTGACGCTGGCGTTCTTCTTCTCGAAACCTGTTCGTCAGTTTCGAAATACGCCGCTGAACACTTTCCGAATATTGTTCTAATTCATCCGACTGTGCGTCCTGCTCGACTGGAGCTTCTTCTTCAGATGTTTCACGTGGAACATCCTCGGGTTGCTGCTCTTCCTCAACGGCAACGACTTCCAGTTCTTCTTCCTTTTCAGCAAGATTGTTTTGCATACTATGCTCCGTATGTCTTGATATCATCGGGATCGATGATGGTTGCAATGACTTCGTCGTCATTGATGATGCGGACCTCGCCACCTTCAATCTGGAAGCGCGAACCGGCGTACCGACCAATACAAACCCAGTCGCCCTCTTCGCACCAAGGCTTGCAATCAGGACCAAATTTGTCCGGATCCTGATAGGCTAGTGGCCCAAGACGAACCACATATGCCACAACAGTGGCACGGGCTTCTCGGTCTTTGGCTTGATCGGGAACGTAAACTCCACCATCAGTCTTAGCCCTGCCCTGATAGGGCATGACAAGAATCCGCCAGCCGGTAGGCTGCGGGATTCGTTCTGTTATGGGCTTCTGGGAGGCTTCTTCTTCAGCTTTTTTCTTGGCTTGCTGCTGCCGTAAAATATGGTCAGGGACTAGAAGCGTCGTCATAGTTTACCTTTTTTAGCAGGGCGCGTAACTCTTCTAGCGCATAGGTGATCCCCTGAATCTCACCCACCATAGCGCGATATGCCGACATATCAGATGCGCTACCGCTAGTCAGGGAGATGCTAATGTCATCCACCCGCGTTTGCAAGGTTTTCTGATACCTTGATAAAAAATCTACAACGTCCATTATGACGCCATCTTTTCATCCGTGATCGGACCGCCAGAAACCCAAGCGTTACACACCCGCATCGACGCACACTTGAACTTCAAAAACTGACAATATCCAATGTCGCCTGCCTCGACGGACTCGTAGGGATCGGCGCCGTCATTCATCCCAATGCCTTTGGCGATGCAGTCCTTTATGCGTGAGGTAAGGTTGAAAGCAGCGCAGTTGCCGCAGCGACTTTCTTTTGCTGCCTCTATGTTCGTGTTGAATGTGTCAGCTATGCTTTGCCAAAAACTATCGTTCTTACCCGTGTCATCAAGGTTTGGATTCAACGGTCCGTACTTATAGTTGTCGATAGCGTCTTGCCTGTTTTCAAGATTGAGATCGATATCTTGCGTGGCGGCAGGGCAAGACTCCCCCTCGTCACCACCTGCATCAACCATGCGATCAATCGGCATGCCGTCTTGAATCTCTTTCGCCAGATCGAGTCCGTCTGGGATTAGTTTGATTTCGATTTTCATTGCATTGCCCTTCCTTGAGCACCACGCTGCAACTCTTGAACTAATGATAATGCCCTTGGATCAATTCCTCGGGGAGGGGTCACTGGCGACGGAACAGGAAACTCGGGACTTATAAGTGATGTTAAATCAACCTGCGGAAACGCCGGAGCCGGTTGCGGCGTTGTACTCGAAGAACCCCCAAGGAGAGCATCTATTCGGTCCCTTCGCGCAGCCTCTTCTTCTGCAAATGTTCTCATGCTTTCGCCAAATCTTTGAGTTTCTTCAGCGCGACGCCGCTGGTTCGCGTCAAACGCTTCTTGTCGTTCGCGCATGAGTCGTTCGTTTGCTGTTTCCGGCGTCGTGACAGTCGGACGAGGATTCACGAGAACACTGCCACCTACCGACTCTGTTGACATCGGGGCAGCAGCAATAATATCAGCCACCGTCACGTCATCAGTAAACAGCGGACGATACGTGGACTCTGGCACATTGCCGCGAAAAACAGGTGAATCTTCTTCTGTAGCGCGTCGCTCTGTCTGGAAGTCTGTCTCTCCGAAACTGCGTTCTGCTGCCTCACGAGCGGATTTGATTTCCTCCATAGAGGGTGCGTCAAGGGCTAGGGGCGGATTTGTGGACGAAGTGAAATACGGAATTCCCGGCGGCTCTGTGCCACCACCCACTGCTGAACCCGCCATAAGCTCCGGCAGCAGAACATTACGATCATAACCAGGAATGCGCGTTTGTTTGGGCATAACACTACCCAACAGTGTCTGCTCGAAAAGACCGGCGATCCCTTCTCGTTGAGATTGAACTCCGGGGCCGAATATGCTCATGTCGCCCGGTTGAAATCCGGAGCGCGTCAGTCCTAACGAAGCATCTGCCCCCATCGTAGGACGGTCAAAAGCATCAAACTTGGCGAAGGGATTAACATATCTGTCGTACGCTTGAATCTTGACGTTCTCGATGCCCTGCGGACCAAGATTATTTGCATAACTAATTTTGTTGGGATCGATGCCAAATACTCGACTAAAAAATCCCTGCTTGCCGTAGGGATTTGTGGCCGTCATGCCCGTGGCTGTCTCGAACTCGTCTCGAGACAAAAAGTCAGGCCGCGACCGGGCACGGTTTCTATCGCTGTACAGATCCCCCGGATCGGAGGGCCGATCCACACGATTCGATTCGCTAATTACAGTGCGACCGGTATTTGGATCAGTGCGAAACGTCGCCATTTACTTAACCCCAGTGAACTTGGTGCCTTGAATGGCCTTGCCGCCGCCACGCGAGTGCGGCTGCTCTTCACGGTTCAACGGAAACTCTTTAGTCCCGAGCTTGGTATCGTCCTCGATTACCTTCATCACTTGCTCAACCGTCATGCCGCCAACCTGTGAGCCACCCTTCTTGCGTTGAATCGGATCTCGTTCAGTCCGGCGTCCCATCATCGGATCTCGTTCAGTCCGGCGTTCCCTCATCGGATCTCGCGGGGACTGACGGCGAAGAATCTCCATCTGCTCATCGTCCGCATAATACGGAGTGCCGGGAATTTCATATAAGCTTCCTCCAGGAGTGCGACCGGCAGTTACGCCTTTACCGGGGCTGCGCTTCTTTTTCTTTTTAGGCGTAGCTGGTGCCTTACGCATGTGTCTCTCCAATACCTGTGCGCCGCCATCTCTGCGACTACGGCCCTTTTCGATGAGATTCTTGGCCTCATCATAACTTATTCCCAAGTCGTCAGCAAACTGCCTAATCCGTGGTCGTGCCACTTACTTCTCCTTCTCGTGCCCCAGCCATACCGCAAATGCACCGGTCATGGCCCCCGTGACTACACTCACTAGACCCGCTTGCGCTGGCGTCGGATCCGGCAGAGTCATGAACCACTCCACCACTCGCCATGCCGAGATCGACATCATTATCATCATGAAGCGCGGCAGTATCTTCCACCGCAGAAATCTTTCCATTGTTACTTCGGCCACGATTGATCCTTGCCTGTTCTTCGGTTGTTCGGTCGTGCATGTCCCACATAATGCCCATTACTTTACCCCAAAAAATTTGGCAGCAGAACGTACACCGAAAGAAGCAGCAACAATAACGCCCAAGCTATATTGATACCAATCCGGCATTTTCTCCAACTGTGCAAATCCATTTGAAACCACCTCTTCCATTCCCGGCACAAAGCTCAAAACGAGTGGGACAGAAAACAGAATTACGAGCCACTCGTCTTTCCACGAAGACTGACTGCCACGAGCCATCTCGAGATCCCACTCGAGTTCGCCCGTAGCCTTCTTTTCCATAATTGTAGCTTCGGCCTTGGCCCGCGCCACCTTGGCCCCGGTCTCCGCTTTGGTCTTCTCTACCTTGCCCTCTAGCCAAGTGCCAGCCAGAGAGGCGATAGGTCCAATCAATGCTTGGATCATTTGTTCCTCGACAATGCAGCCTGTGTGTTGATGCGGTATACGTTGACATCGTTCCGTGCTTCAGCAATGTCGGACTGAAGCGCCTGACGCTGCTGCGCTAATTCAAAAGCCTGTTGTAGCTTGGCCTGACTCATCTGGAAGTCCATCTGGTCGTTCGTCATCTTGCGCTGAACTTCCATCTGCGAGTTCTCGAGTTCCTGCTGACGGATAGCCACCAGCGGATCCTGCTGCTGTGCAGGCTGAAGCATTGGCATAATCTCACGCATAATCTGACTGGTCTGCTGCGCCACCGTAGACTCGACAAGGTCTGGCGCGATCTGCGGCACCGGCTCACCTGCGGCTATAGCCTGCTTGGCAGCTTCTTGGAAGAATGCCAGAACCTGATCACGCGCCAACATACCAATGTGCTCCTGAACGTGTGACAGCAGCAACACGAATGCCTGCGGGTTGGCGGCGCCAACCTGCGAAGACAAGAACATAGCATGTGTCATGATGTGCGCTTCGTGGTCCTGATCTGGGAACGCCTGCGGTGGCGCACCTTTCACAGCGTTTGCATTCTCCGTTGCCGGGTCAACAGGCTGCGGCGGTTGCGGAGGCGGCAAGATAGCGTCGATGTTCTTTACATCCAGCGCGTCATACATGCGTCGGTAAGCTTCATACTGATTGTGAAGCTGCGGAGCCTGCGATGCTAACTGCATCTGTGTTTGTGCCAGCGACAGGCGCTGCGACATCGAAAAGATCGACGGATCCGACACTGGCAGGATGTCCACACGGCCATCGAAGTCCTGCTGCATAATCTCCGGCGGAATGTTCTGCCCGACGAAGTATGGGTAGGGCATCGGGTTGTCGGCAAACACTTCGGCGAGAAGGCGGAATTCCTGCTTCTGACCGTAGTGGAGACGCTTGTGAATCGAGGAGATGATCTTCGATCCCTGCTCGATCAGTGCAACTGTGGTTCCGACGGGTGCTTGTGCGTTAGTGTCCGCAATCTTTGCGTCGGCGACTTGGGCAAACCGTCTTCCTGAATCGACGATAACGCCCAGTAGTTGAGCAAGTGTCCCAGAAGGTTCCTTGTATGGAAGGGGCATAAGAGCATTCCGAAGGTCACCACCGGGAGCATCAATATCACGGAACTCGCCAGGAGACAGCGGCTCATCGTCGTTGCGAATACGAACACCACGAGCCTTAAAGCCAGCAGGAAGATTCGAAAGAGTGCCTGCATCGATAAGCTGACGAAGTATAGAAGTCGCTGCACGAGACAGTCCACCTATAGTATGTAACAGGCCAAAGCCATAAAACCCAAACCCAGGAAGAAACTTAAAATGAGTAAAGTATTGTCGCTTTCTTCGAAGCGGGTCCGCCTGCCGATAGTTTCGCACCACCGAGAGAACCTGACCTGAATCTTCATCCAGAGTGACAATGTAAGGGAGTTTAACCCCTGTAGGCTCACCACCCTCGTTAATGTCTTCAAAACCCTCGAGATCGAGTTCTGTGTGGATTTCAAGTAGTGTGTGAACATCGTCACCATATGATGGACGGACACCCTGCAATTCGTTACCAGTTTGCCTAATCGAGCTTTCATCGTCTTCATCTCCTGCTTGAAGATCAATGTCCCGATACACGCCAGCCACCTGTAGCTTGCGAAGCTCGTTCTCGGTCATGCGTACCACATGTGCAACACGCTCGGCAGTGTTCAAGTCACTCGCCGAGTACGGAACGATCAAATCCTCCGCCGGGACAAACTTCGAAACAGCCCGCTGCTTGCCGGCATCGAAATAGACCTTCTTGAATGTGGAACCCGTCAGCGGCAGATAGAACAACATCTGATCCGTGTCCGGGTCATACTCCTCCATAATCTCCGTAATCTGGTAGTTCATGAAGTCCTTGACGCGCTGCGCCTGATCCTCGAACACCTGATTGGCCGCGCCAATGATCTGCGTCTTCACAGGGCCACCAGCAGGCAGCATTTCCTTGTACGCCTGCGCCTGAAACTGCGTGACAGCCTCACTCAGCAGTGGATGATGCACACCACTCGCGCCAAGGAACGGCTCGTTGCGCTCTTCATAGTTGACACCAAGCAACTTCAAGCCCTTGGATATCGCTTCTTCCCAATCCTCGCGCGACTCCTTATCGTCGTCAACCTTGTCACGAAGCTCGGAAGACAACGTGCCAAGAACAGAATCGTCAAGAATCTCCGCGAGGTTTGCGTTGTGGTCGTACATCTCGGCCTGAACCTCGACCAACTCTTCCATGCCGGCAAGCTCAATGCCGTCGGGGAGCATGTTCTCCTCTGGAAGTTCGATCATCAACTCTTCAGGCATCTCGGTCGCCGGACCACCGGCTCCCATCGCCATATCAACCATCTGCGGAGGAAGTGCCATTAAAATACGCCTTTGAATCGTTGCGGACGAGCAATCGGGCTGAAGCCCTTGACCATGCCACCAGCAGCCTTGCCGGGACCAATACGCTTTACGTACTGTTCGAACGTCATCTGCCCAGAATAATCAGTCTCACCCGGACCGGGATCGTAGAACTTTTTTCGAAGCTCTTCCATCGCCTCCAGTTCTCTGTCCTCTTTCTCGATCTGCTTGTTCTTCAGCTTGCCCATTAGAATGTGCCCTTGAACGTGCCGCCACGTTTCTTCATCACCGCGCCGCCTTTTTTCTTGTCAAGCGTAGTGTCCTTGCCGCCGCGCATCAGGTTGCCCAACTCTGTTTTAATCTTAATGATCCGCAACCGATCCTTGTTGGTCGTGTACTCGTCCTCGGTAATTGTTTCGAGTTCCTCGAAGAGTCTGTCCATTTTTGCATCCAAGGCCAACGTAGCCTTGCTTTTTTTCTTCGCCATTACATCACCTGTCTTGCCATAGCGCCGATGCCGGAGTGTACCAGCTTTTTAGGTCGTAAGTCTACGGGACCGCCTTTTGCACGGCGGAGAACCTTCGTCGGAGAGGTAATGTTTTCATTTTCTCCAGCAAAATACACTGCACGAGCGCCTCGGTGCGCGTTGCCGGTGGCCTCGTGGGGCAATGATTTGATTGAGCCGTCAGTAAAATCTACGGCATCAATCCTGTCGAGATTGACAACATTAACACCCATCTGATTCAAACCTTTTTTGACGCCCTTCTCGTAAATGTTTTTCACCGTAATCATGGAGGGTCTTCCGCTCACGTCCTTCATGTCTCGGTAGTTAGGGAATATCACACCATCAAGACCCGCCTTGCGCGCCTCCTGCAAAATCAGCTTCGGAGTGAATTCTTCAAAGTGTCGAGTCTGTGCAAACGGAGACATCGTTCGATACTCTCCGCGTCGACTGGTGCCGCTCGACAATGTTTTATTCATCGTCGAAGCAGATTTTTTGAGTTCTTCAAATCGTTCCGCAGACATGCCTTCAGGAGCCACGGCGTTGTCCATACGATCCCTTGCCCGAGTCAATGAAACAGAGGTGATGTACTCGTCCAAGTCTGCCGCGTATGTCGATGTGCGAGTGCCGTCCCCGGCCTGAAAAGCCTCGTCAAGTTCGTTCTTGCTCAAATCACCAAAGAAAGTACGATCCCCAGCCATATATAAATCGAATTCTACTGTATTGGTCGCCCGCCTAAAGAGATAGTCATGCGGAGTTTTGATTGTATCTGGATTCCTTGCCTTTACTCTTTGATATCTTTCAATAACGTCACGCATCAACCCCGCGCGATGTCGCAAGTCAGCGTCCGTATCACTGGTTCGTTCCAATTTATTTGCGACTTCGTCTACAGACAGGACGCTCCCATCGGGGGCTAGAAATTCATTGAATCTGTCCTCCATAAGACGATTAAAGTCTGAAACTCTTTCTGGTGACATGTTCTTAAACGACTCTGTGACGATATCCCTTCTAAACAAGCCGCCTTCACGACCACCACCAGCGCGGTAACCAAAAACAGTGAGCAGCGTCGAATCAGATGTGTTGTCTAACATCTGCTCCGCAACCAGCTTGCCCATGCCTCCATACTTGGCTTCCACCTGCTCTATCGTCACTGGACTACCAAGAGTCTCAAGATCAAAAGTTTGAGTCTTGGCATCAATGTCATCGATAAATTCGAAGTCTTTAAGAATGTCGGGATTGTCTACCAGATACTGTACGTTCTCCTGCTCCTTCGGCGTGAGAAACACAACGTCATCGCCTCGTGCTTGCGTCACAGTGTGGTTACTTTGAATTTCTTGGACCAGCATCATCCTGCGGCCAGCGGCATCCTCAATCACGACATAGCGTATGTGGCCGAAATACCCCAACGCTCCTTGTTTCCCCAAGGGGTTCGTGCTGTCGCGACCTTCGACAGTCATCCCGTGATCATTTACATCTTCCGCATCGCTGGCCTCTAGCGCCCACTCGTCAACCTCACCGTCGGGTTTCCTGTACTTGATCGTGGCACTTGTCGGGTTTGTTAGATAAATGTGCCCTCGCATCGAGTCGCCATTGTTTGCCGGCGCGATAAAGTCGTCATCAATGCTTTCTTGCGCTCCGCTATTAGGCAAATCAATGCTGCCCGGGAACAAGTTACTCCCACCTCCAAGGTCGGATTCGAGCACGTTTATTGCGCGGATCTGTGGAGCATACTGGTCATACTTTGACAGCAGTTCCTCGCGTGTGATCCCATCGTCGGATACGTGCGTCTTAACCCACTCGTCAAATTGAGAACCCTGAATGTCACGTTGCACAGAGTTACGAAACTCTTCAGTGCCCGTATTGGGATCTAGCGTCCTTAAAATCTCATCCTTGGAGAGCGCCCGATCTTCAGGTAAGGCCGCGATAAGCTGACGAAGCGGGGAATATGCAGCTACATCGCCCTGTCTATTGATGGCCGCAGCCGGAATCTGTGCCAAATCTCCCCGTATAGAAACTCTGTCAGCTAGAACCGGGAAAGGCTGGTTCAATGCAGTCGTGCTCATCAACTGCGAACCCGTGTCCGGATCAGCAGGCGGTAAGTCTACAGTGCCAGTGAATCCTTGTTGCGGGGTGTCTGACACGATCTGAGGAGCGTCATCGTCAGTGGGTGGAATCTCATCTTGATCCGGAGCCGGTGTCGGCTCTGTTGCTGCCGGGGCACGTGAGATAGTCCCCATGTTTCTGCCGCGAATCAAGAACAGAGCGTCTGCGGATACATCTTCTGGAGAAATACCAAGCTCGTCCGCCACCACTCTTGCCGCGCTTGCATCAGGTGACTCCATGATGCTCTGCATTATGGAGTCAATGTCCGGCTCTGTATCTGTCCCAAGCCTGCTGTTCAAGTTATCTTCAAAATCATTCGCTACGGACTCGGCTGACGTTCCTCTCAAGCGGTCTGCTCGTGCTGCACGTACACCTGTGACATCGACGCCGAGTACCACTTCGCGTGCCGCTGCATCCTCCGCAGCCGCGCCGGTAAACCCTTGTTGCGGGGTGTCTGACACGATCTGAGGCTCAAGATCCATATCAATCCGAAGTTCCGGAAAGAAGTCACTGAGTTGATCTCTGGCCCGCTCGGGCCACAAAATAGCCGTACCCGCCGGGATGACTGTCCCGTCAACCGGATCCGTTAGATCTTCCCCAAACTCGTAAACCTGATACGGATCATCAACAACTCGCTGAACATTCGGATCCAAAGGTATCGGCTGAGAAGGTGACACATCCGTATAGTTACGCGCCATGAACGGAGTCTCGAACATCCCGAAATTTCCAAGCTGCGCGCCACCAGCTTCGGGCTGGCTAATGTTGAAGGGTTCACCCGCAAAGTCTTCAACGTTAAGCTCAATAGAATCCGTATTAACATCGAACTGGTTGGTGCCCGCCACACCGAAGTCCGGGCCATCTTCCGGTGCCCGTGGAGCACCGGGCGGTGACTGCGGTCCAGGACGACCGCCAATGATATCCATTGGGTCTTCACCGGGTCCAAAAAGCTCCTCGTATTCTTGATCTACCTGCTGTCGTGCCGCTGCATCCCCCGCAGCCGCATCCGCTAAAGCGTCCGTGGACCGTGATCCAAGCTGCACATTATACGCAGCGACCTCCGCGTCCGACGGAGGCCGTAACGCTTTCAACGCCTTGGGAGCCTTCAAAAACAAAAATGGATCGGCAATAAACTCACCAGCAAACGCACCCTGTCTGAACGGATTTACACCCGCACGAGACAACGCATCAGGGCTGTCACTCGGCGCATCTATCCTCTCGCCAAAACCCATGCCGCGCATAACAGCTTCAGCGCCAGCGACACGTTGAAAATCACCAACTAGCTTGTCAATAAATGTGCGCTCTTCAACCTCAAGAGGCTGACCCAACAATGCCTTCGCCGCTAACTGCGGCGCGTCCCGCACAACCAACGCGGTCAAATCAGCAGGAAGACCCAGTAACCCAGCAAGGGTGCCTAGACCAACACCCTCCAACACATCTCGGCCTTCCGCCAACACCTCGCCCATTGGTCGCCTGTTCTGAAATTGTTCGCGAACCGAGAGCCGATCCGCCATTTTACGCTCAACAGGAGTCGGCTTGCGTTGTGGAAGGGCCATGATTCCCGCACCACGGCCCGGAGGCGGTGGAACGGGAAGGGTCATCGGACGGCGACGGGGGCTGGGCTTGGGCAGTTCCATCAATAATACTCGCGTTTTCTGCCGGGGAGCATGTCTTCTAGCTCTTCACCCTGCAAAGTAATAAAACCACCCTGACGAAACCGCATCAAGGCCATAGTCATACTATCACAAAAGTCATCGTGGTCACCATTCGGGAAAGAAGCAACCTCTTCAATAACCTCTTCAGCGAACTT